CCCCCGGCACCCCCGTGTTTATTATTAGTTTAACTGGAGAAAATTATGGCAGGCAGACCCAAACGTAAGGCAGCATTTGCTGAGATTGAGAAGCGCGGCGGCGCAGAGTATTTGCAAGACTTTTTGTTATCTGGCGGGACGGTGTCTAGCTTGGCGAAAGAGTTAAACCTGGACCGGGGTTACTTGCATCGCATTTTGGGCAAGCACGAGGGTTACAGCGCGGCTATGGAGGCTGTGCGTGAGGAAGCTGCGGACGCACATGCTGAGGCTGGGTTTGAGATTATGCGGCGTTTGCGTGAGGATCGCAAGCATGAGCGGTCCAAGGCCAAGCCTGGCAGCAAGGTGAGCGAGTTGTCGGCGTTGGACATTAGTATAGCCAAGGAGGAGGCTATGCAGCATCGGTTTATCGCGGAGGCGTGGAACCAGAAACGTTACGGGTCGAGCAAGGGTCAGACGCAAATCACAGTGAATGTGGGCGACATGCACCTGGATGCGTTGCGCAAGGTGAAGCTAGTCCAGGACGCAACCAAGACGATTGAGCACAGCGATGACTAAGAAAAACTTTATGGAAGAGTTTGTGGAGGCCTACCACAGTGACCCGGTGCGTTTTGTCCAGGAGATGCTGGGCGCGACCCCGTTTGACTACCAGACTGAATTTTTGCGCACCTTAGCAGCCGGAGAGAGGCGCATTAGTGTAAAATCTGGGCACGGCACGGGTAAATCCACAACCGCGTCCTGGGCAATGCTGTGGTTTTTGTTGTTGCGTTACCCGTGCAAAGTTGTCGTGACGGCCCCCACCAGTAGCCAGTTGTTTGACGCGATGTTTGCTGAGTTGAAACGGTGGGTCAATGAGCTGCCCAAGGAGCTGCAAGAGCTGCTCAACGTGAAGTCTGACCGTGTGGAGCTGGTTGCAGCCCCCGCGGAGGCGTTTATTTCGTGTCGCACCGCGAGAGCCGAGACGCCAGAAGCCCTGGCCGGGGTTCATAGTGATAACGTGCTTTTAATTGTGGACGAGGCCAGCGGCGTCCCCGAGGCTGTTTTTGAGGCTGCCGCTGGTTCAATGTCTGGTCATAACGCGACGACGTTGATGCTGTCCAACCCCACCCGGTCCAGCGGCACGTTTTTCGAGAGCCACAACCGCATGAAGGGTTCCTGGTGGACCCGGACGTGGAGCTGCGAGGATAGCCCGTTGGTGAGCGACGAGTTTGTTAATGAGATGCGCATGCGCTACGGGGAAGCCAGCTCGGCCTTTAGGGTGCGCGTTTTGGGCGACTTCCCGCTGACAGATGATGACACTATTATTCCTTATCATCTTGTGGAGGCGGCGCAAAACCGCAACATTGAGGTATCGGAGGAGACGACCGAGGTGTGGGGGTTGGACGTCAGTAGGTTCGGCAGTGACGCGACGGCGTTGTGCAAGCGCAAGGGCCCCGTGGTGACCGAGCTGCGTGCGTGGCGCGGGTTAGATCTAATGCAGACCACCGGGCGCGTCGTGGCGGAATATAAGGCCCTGCCCCCGTCCAAGCAGCCAGACGAGATCCTGGTAGACAGCATCGGCCTAGGGGCTGGCATTGTAGACCGATTGCTGGAGCTGGGCTTGCCCGTGCGCGGCGTAAACGTCGCCGAGAGCCCCAGCATGGGGGATACGTACATTAACTTGCGTTCTGAGTTGTGGTTTAAGTGCAAGGGCTGGCTGGAGGATCGGAGCTGCAAGTTACCGAAGGATGACCAATTGTTGGCCGAGCTAACGGCGATACGGTACAGCTTTACCAGCTCCGGCAAGATGAAGGCTGAGAGTAAGGACGAGATGCGTAAGCGTGGGCTGGGCTCGCCTGACCTGGCTGACGCGTTGTGTTTGACGATGGCGTCCGACGCGATCACGGCGCAGTCCGGATCGTTTAAAGTGTGGCGCGGCGAGCTACGGCGGAACTTGCAAGGCATCGCGTGATTTTTTGGGGCTGCGTGGCCTCTGTGCTAAAGTGAGGGCAACATTTTAGCAGCTTGAAGGAGTGACGCATATGAAACCATGCAAGGGATGCCCGACCCCGATGGGGTGCAAGAGGGCTGGCAAATGTCTCAAGCAAAAGTACGGCAAGTAGCATGCCCGGGTATCACAAAGGCGGCAAGAAAAAAGGCGGGAAGAAAAAGTAATGGCTAAGAAACCCGGCTTATACGCAAATATTCACGCTAAACGTAAAAGAATCAAACGCCAAAAAGCTGCGGGTAAAACCCCGGAGAAAATGCGCAAGCCAGGCTCCAAGGGTGCGCCCACGGCAAAAGCGTTTAGGCAAAGCGCCAAGACCGCGAAGAAGAAAAAGTAATGCCAGCAAAGCGCAAGAAGGTGCCAGCCAGCAAGAAGTACGCCGACGGGACCACGTACAAGGACAGCAAGGGCAAGACACATCGACGCGTGTCGTCGCCCGGCACCAAGCGTGGCAACGCCTACTGCGCCAGGACGGTAAGCCAGAAGAGAACGCCAAAGGTAAAAGTGCGGCGCAAGGCCTGGGGATGCTCAGGCAAACGGAGTGTAAAGAGGTAGATGGGCATACTGGAGAACATCGCAGCATTTGTTGACCCAAAGGGCCCAGCGGGTCAAGGGAGAACGCGTGCGCTGTATGGTTTGCTAGATACTATAGGTCAAAGTGTCAGCCAGTTTGTGCCGCCTAACCTGCGCCCTCAAGTTATGAGCGGTGCTAATGTTTTAGATATGGTTAACCCAGTGGCGAATATGCGACGCGCTGGCACTGATTTAAGCCAAGGTAATTTTGGCAGCGCATTTATAGAGGTTGCAGGGGTAGCTATCCCGGCTGGGATTGTTGCAAAATATGGTGCAAAAACTGCATTAGATGCAGCTAAGTATTTATCAGAAACGCTTGCCTTAACATCTGGTGGTATGCGTGAGCTCGGTGAGTCTGCGTATGAGGAGGTAATTACACGATTAAATCAACCGGGTGAGGTGCCAGATATGGGGTCTAACCTTGGTAATGTATTGTTTCGCGGTCAAGAACCATTGCCTGGCACGTCCGATCAAATATCTCAAGCTGTTGATAAAGTGCCGGAGATGGAAAACATCTTGCAATATTTATCGCCAGAGGAAGCGGCAACCGTTACGACGCGAACGGCACCGACGTTAGAAGCCGCTTTTAGAGCGACAAACCCTAATGAGCTTATTAGCGCAGCCGTCGAAGGCGCGCCGAAGCTAGGATGGTATAAAGAGAGTGGAAAAGCATTAAACACTATATTTGAAGATGACACACGTCGTTTCGCTTCTTTGTTAGCAGCATTATCCCCGCAAACATCTGTTGAGATGAATTTAGAAAATGCTGTTAATGTTTGGTCAAATTGGACTAAGGCCGGACGCCCAAAAGACCCAAATGAAATTTTAGAAATAATGGGCCGTAGTGTGCTTGGTGATAAAGGCACAGATAGCGTTTTAGACGCGTGGAAAAATAATGCTATCCGCACATTATCAAAGCCAGAAGGCACGCCAGGCGATGATTTTAGATTAAGTGGACCAAAGGTTGATAGTTTTGGCTATGCTAGCTCTGGCGATCTAGACCGATATGTAAATGATGCGTGGATGGCAAACTTAACTGGAGTGCCTCAAGATTTGTTTTCACGCGGTTCTGGAAAGAATAACCCAGGATATAGCCCAGGATACTTAGGATCGTCTGCGGCGGGTAGACAAGCAGCTCAAAAAATGTCAAATATATTAGGTGAAGAAATTATGCCATCTGAGGTGCAAGAGACAGCGTGGTCTTTTGGTAAAGCTTTGTATGAGCAAATGGCTGAAGGAATGCCAACTGGTGGACCGTCAGCTACACAAATTATTCAACAGGGGCTGTTATCCCCTCAACGCGTAACAGATGTTCCTGATTTTGCAACTTTACTGCAACAGGAAAAATATGGAAACCCTTTAAGGGAGGTTGGTTATGGATCAGTTATCGATGAAGCAGCAAGGCTTGCTGACCCAATTGGGACAAGGGACATCAGCGGGGCAGCAATCTCAGGAGGGGCAGAAAACGTCGCAAGACGGCTCGACTCCTTATACCAGCATAGACAGTTTGTATCTGCGGCAACACCTTTCAGATTTGGATTTGGCAATAATCCAGCAGCAAGAGGCTCAGGGAATCTCGTTCTCCCATCTTACGGAAAGCCAAGTGGTCGATCAGTTCCTCTAAGTTTTGGTGGCTCAGGTCGTGTAATTGAGCCTACGCAAGAATTCGTTAGTCTTGTAGAAAAAACACGCGTACAACCGCAAAATTTTGTGCGTCTTTCCGCAGATAGTCCAAGTAGAAAAGCGTTTGTCGAAAAAATGACAGAAGCGCAAAATTCCCGGGGAATACTGGGCAAATCTGTAGATGTTTACAAACCAACTGATTACAAAGGATACCAGCTTTATACGACCCCAGACGGTAGCGGGGGATTTGCAATTTCCAAATCAGGCGAGCTGTCTTCTGTTGTTTCTAAAAAAGGCGCAACAGGAATTGGGTTTTCAGATAATGTTTTAGCCGCAGGCCTGCAAAATGGCGCAAAATGGTTAAACGCATTTGATACTGTTCTGCCTCAAAAATATGCTCGTTTCGGTTTTAAGCCTGTTGCTCGAATTAAATTTGATGAAGATTTCGTGCGCGAGGAATGGGGCGACCAAGCTGTAGATGAATTTATGCAAGTTAACCAACATTTTAATAGTGGAAAACCAGATTTAGTGTTTATGGTTTTTGACCCAAATTTTACCAATACTGTAGCAAATAATGTCGGCGGAAAAATTGTTGATAATTATGACAAAGGCCTAAAAGCAGTAGA